AGCACCAGTAGCACCTGTAGCGCCAATAGCACCTGTAGCGCCAGTAGCACCTGTAGCGCCAATAGCACCTGTAGCGCCAATAGCACCTGTAGCGCCAATAGCACCTGTAGCGCCAATAGCACCTGTGCTTCCTATTGAACCAGTAGCGCCAGTAGCACCAATAGAACCAGTAGCGCCAGTAGCACCAGTAGCACCAGTAGCACCACGTTTACCTTGAGGACCAGTTGGACCAGTTGCTCCCTTCTTACCATCTTTACAATGTTTATCACGATGATGTCTATGTTTTTTACAAGATCTCGACATATTCTATAAAATAATGAAATATATAATTTTTTGGAAATAAAATAATTTGCCTACATATTAGGTGTGGAGTTTATAACTTGTAATCAATAAAATTGTAATCAATGTAATACAATTGTAAAAATATGAAATAAACGTCATTTTCTTGATATATATTATCTATATAATATAATAAATATATTGTAAAAAATGAATGTTATAAAACAACAAAGGGAAGATATAATAAAAGAAAATAATACAGCACAACAAAAATTAAAAGATATTTTAGAAAAGACAAATAAACGAACAAATATATTGGATATACGAGAACCATTACATGGTGATATTGATTTTTCTATTTTAAAAGATGGGTTCTCTAATGTAAAAACAATTATATTACCAGAAGGTGAAATAACAAACATTATAAATGTGCCAGAAGGAGTTACACATTTGGATATTGATAAAAATTTGCTATTTGAATTGAATGATTTACCAAGTTCTCTAACACATTTAGGGGTAAAATATAATTATTTAACAACTATTGATTTTACAGATTTAAAAGATTTAGAAGAGATAAATATTCAGCATAATCAAATTACAACAATAGAGAACTTACCTCCTGAATTAATAGTATTGAATTGTGAAAATAATCATTTGAGAAGCCTTGATTTAAGAGGATTAAATAAACTCAATGTTCTCAATTGTTCTAATAATAAATTGACTATTATTGAAAATCTACCTGAAAATATAAGAGATTTTAATTATGATAATAACCCAAGCATTGAATTTCGTAATTCGCCAAAAATACCAAATGGTAAAACAACAAAACAAGAAGACGAAGAACATTCAATATTACAACAAATAGGGTATGAAGATAGTTTAAAATATTATTTTTATTTAAAACGAAATTATGAGAAATCATTATTAGAAACAAAAAGACATTTATTTTATACTTCACCAACCAAAAAAATAGCCAGACAAAAAATATTACAATTGAAACCAGCTTGTATTTACTGTAAACGAGCAGTAGGAACCATATTTTCAAAAAAAGATAATAGATATATGGCACTATGTGGTGATACACAAAATCCTTGTAAATTAAAAATAGAAATATTCTCTGGTAATTTTGGTTCAAACATATATTTGTTATATAATTTTAAAGAACACGTAGATGAATTAAAAGATGATATTATAAGAGAAAAATTAGATAATTTATTTAATTATAAAAATGAAGAAAAATCAGTTGCTATATTCAAAAAGAAATTAGAGGAATATAATTTTGATAGTGGAATGTTTAAAGAATTACTTGATAGACATAACGAGAACTATAATAATCCACACAAAAAAGAATTAATACAAAAGAAACAGGATGCTATATATAAATATATTGAGAACATACGAGCATTATTAAAAGAATATCAGCAAACAGATAATATAGAAATATTAAAAAGTGCTGTTTATATACAAAAAAACGATTTATTACCCGAAATCAGTAATTTACGTGTATTAAGTAATGAATTAATGGAAATGAATAAAGAGGTGGTTATTGCTGGAGGCTTTGGTGTAAATCCATTGATGAATTATTATTTATTTAAAAATGAAGTTGCTTTATCCAAAAATGATTTTACGTTTGGAGAACCTCCACGTGTTGTTCATTTTTCAATGAAGGCAAATTAGTATTTTTTCGGCAATGATAATATAGTTTACAACATACAGTCAATAAATTCAATGTCGTATTAATAGAATAACTAGTAATTATATATGTATCTGTATTATTGATACCACTATATATTGTTCCTAATATTCCACCCAATAGCCATAATGCTGAAGAATATTTTGTTGAATCTATATTTTTTATTTGAAAATATGATAAATAAATCTCGGGCAAATAACCTACAATGATGAATGTTGATGAAATAATAGATAAATATTCATATTTCATTAGTAAATATATAAATTATAATATTTTATATATTTTATATTTTTTATTTAGCAATTATTATAGTTACTAACGCCATCCCAAATAATATTGTATTTACCAGCCCAATCTTTCTGTTGACATACAGATGATTTACCTGATGTTCCCCATTTGGTATCATAAGCATTAAACGCTTTTTTTTCAATATCATAACCAAATGTATTTGCGGATGATAAAACTGAATTTCCAGAAGTATTATATATTGAACCAGTATTTGTTTTACCGTTATTTGGTACAACACAAAAACTACCATCAACCTTCCAATAATCAGGGCATGTGCTCATAACTGGCGGAAACGCCACATTGGTTTCATTATAATATTTTGCTGTGCTCATTTTAATTGCGAGATAAGTTAAAACTAATATTAATAAAACAACAGCGATTATTAAAACTATAGTATAGAAATCCATTATATTATAGAAATATATATTTTTCTATTCAAAACCATTACTTCCTAAAATAATTATTTGTCGTTTTTTGCTAATATTTATTTCTTATGAAAGATTATAAGAGATTTATAAATGTCGTTAAAAGCAGAATTATTTGATAATATAAGTACTATTTTAAATTTAGAAAAATATAATGGGCGTGTCAATATCATTGAACCACCTTCTCCAGATATCCGTTTTCAAATGCAAGAAAAAATTGCTATAAGAAATAAAGCGACTGAATATCGCGAAGCTTTAGGTGGTGTTTGGGAATCAAATACATTAGCTCAAGTTTATTTTTCGGCTGGAAATATCCAAATCATACAAAATGGATTACGTGCTGGAGTGTATAAAATGTCGGATAATAAATATGTTATACCAGAACAAAACATTGATAATTTAAAAATTATTATGCGAAGTGTCTATTTACAATATGCTGAACATAATGAGACAAATATTACAAAACAAGTAGAGACATTGAACAAATTGGTATTAGATTATGCCGTCCTTAATGTGTATAATGAAGCAATGGCATATATGAAATATTGTCAAGACCAAAGTTCATTGGTTGTTCCATTAGAATTACCAAGACATCATGACCGCGAATACAAACAATTGGAATTAAAAAAATGGTTTTAAAATGATATTTTATTTATTACATTTTTTTACATTTCAAACGTAATTGAATATTTCAATCCATAAAGCGCATGAAACTTCAATTATTAGAAAACGTGTTCCATATTGATAATTTTGGAAAATTCTAAAAGTTTATTATTTACTTTTTCTATATAATTTGTATCTGCTAAAAAAGATTGTTTATATTTAATTAAATTTATAATTGCTGTATTAGTTTTTTTACTTCTACGTATTTCATCAATTCCACAAAAAAATCCTAGTTTTTTTATATTTTCATTATAAATTATTTCACCTACATCACATATCAGCATATTGCCACAAATTTCATTACCCAAATATTGTTGAATATCATTTTTTAATGTAGATTTACCACTTCTTGGTGGTCCAGATAAAATAATCATTTTATCATTTGAAATATTATTTTTAACATTTTCTACAAATTGTATTAAATAATTATAATCGTCATTTGTTAAATATTGTTTCCAGTTATCTAGATGATGTACCTCCATTTTATATATAATAAGAAATAACCTTTATTACACTTTCATAAAATAATAATATGGGCGTTTGAAATAATAAAAAGTCTAAAAACTATTATATAATAATTACCTAATTATTATATAATTTATACATCATCTTCATCATCCATTTTCAAATCATAGAAAAAATCATACAACATAGACATATACCATTTATCATCAAAATATTTACGAATATCATAGCGAGATTCCACAAACGCTTTCTTCATATCAAATAATTTGTGTCTGTTCTTGATATTTACCAAATTATCATTATACATAAGAGTTGCGTTCTCAAACAAGCCAAAATAAATCCCTATAAAATCTTCAAACGATGGAAATACAATATTATTATAAACATTTTCTATCTTATTTATCTCCTTATTTTTTTGAACGAAATTACCTAATAAAATCGCTTCACTAATATAGTTACCAAAAATAGAATAATTAGACATTTTTATAGCAAGATTTTCTTTCAATTCTGGATATTTTTTTTTCGCGTCTATAAAGGGCACAACATATTGGTCATTATAAATTTTTGTATTATCCATTTTCACCATATTCATAATATAAATGATTTTTTCATTATTATATGATATCAATTCAAAATTCAATATTGGCACATCATAATGATAGTCTGGATGTAATACCAAACCAAAATATTGAATTTTGGATTTCATATCTAAATAGGTGAAACGAACTTTACGAAATTCTTTGCTTTGAAAACAATAATTACGTAATATTCCAAACCCATTGTCTGTTTTTTCAGTCATAAATTTTTCATCTATAGAAACTGGAGTAAAGTTATATTTTTTTGTAATCTCTAAATTATAATTCAACAAATTTAAAAAAGGTGTATTATCGTAATCTTTTAAATACATACTAACAGAATGAGGTTTTATAATATGTTTATAATTATTACCATTATAGAAAAATGCTGTTAAAAATGGAAAACACAACAATAATAATAAAAACATTTATTATATAGAAAGAAATGTTTTTATGTATGTTTACTTATTTGGAATAAAAATAGAATGAAACCCGATATTTAATTCTATTGGAACAGGGATTTCAATAGTTTGATAATTATACAAATTCAACAAAACAATATTGTTTTGCTTTTTAGAATAACCAAAAAATATAATATAAGGTATACCTTCAATTCTAATAAGTGAAGGTTCTCCACATATGAATAAATCTTCGTATATAATTTCCCTAATAACTTTCATTTTTTGTACTATAACAAATCCATTGATTGTCCTATTATGAACATTACGAAAAACAATTTTATTATCATACTTTATTGGAAAATCTAAATCGTATTTTTCAAGATGTTCATTTTTTTCTATAACAACTTCTTTCGTTATCTTATTAACTATTATTTTACAATAGTGACCTTTTAAATTCAAATTTGAAAAATTTAATTCATCATATAGAGAACCAAATATTTCTATTTTTTTGAAAGTTTCACTATAATCAGCAAAATGAAACATATAAAAACTCTTGTTTGTATTGTATACTTCTATTTTATCATTTTTTTTATCATATATATGAATCAACGTATTTTGGTTTCTATCCAATGAAACAGGCATACTCCTTTTGAAAATCTTTGTTTTGTCTATACATAACGGAGAATCCATAATAATCATTTTGTCCTTTGTAACTATAAAATCGTGGATAACTGGTAAATATTTTGTTTTGATTTTTTTTCTATTTATAATATTGAAATTATCATTCAATTGATAATAATTGAGAGAACTTTTCATAACATTATAGTCAATGGTTTCAATGGAATTATTTATATATTTACTATGAGCTGAAATATGTTGAATTGAATTCACTTTTTGTTTTGATATAGTATTTATATTTTTGTTCTGAAAATCAATATCTAATAAATAAGGAATATCTTGTTCATACAAAGCGTAGATCTTATTCTTTACATTGATCATAGCAGTATTAGCCAATCCCATAATATTTGGTAAAATATTAACTGTACTCAATGTCATAAACATTAATTTGATAAAATTATTATTAGGAATCATGCCATTTTTTTCTTCGTACAATAATTTATCTGTTCTAATAAAGTGTTTTATAATAGTAATATTTCCTTCATCAAAAAAAACGCCTTGAATATTACCATCTCCAATAAATAAATCAAATAAATTATTTACAGTAGAAATATTTACATTGGGTCCAATCAACCCATAAAATCCATTTATTTTGTTCACAATATGTTGCTTATAATATGGCAATTTATAAATCAATTGTTGCTTGATTTCTTTATCTTTTATATTGAATTTATTGCCAAATTTTATATTGAGAAACGATTTTATTAATGGTAAACATAATAATAAAAAAATGATTTTCATTTGTAATAATACAAGTTATTATTTTTATCTTATTTTTTTTTTATAGTAACTCTTTTGTTTTTATCTAAATTCTTGGAATTTCCACCTCCTCCTGATTGTATATTTTCGCGAACTTTCTTATACTTATCATATTCATTATCCAATGAATCCAATTCAGTATACCATATTTTTTCCAATGGCGTTGATTTCAATAACTTCAATTCAGTTTCAGTATTTTCCTTTTCTTTCATAATATTGGCCACATTTTCTTGCGTTACTGAGTCCATCGGCATTTTAATCAAATATTTATAATCACCTTCAATCAAATCAAACTTCATTCCAGATAATAATTGTGTAACTTGTTCGGCAGTCTTTTTTCTTAAGTCAATAGTTCCATTCAATGTTTCTTGAATATATCTGGCTCTATTTGATAATTTCACTAACTTTTTCTCCATATCATCTACCAAATATGCTTTACGTTTTCCATATATATCCAAGCGAATTTTATAAAAATCTTCTATAATTTCTTCAACACTTGTATATTTATGTAGTTTAAAATCCGAATTAAACATATGCATGTTCGTAGTTGAAATCGTTGTAAATAATTTCAATATTTTTTCAATACCATTACAACCATTTGCATCAATAGACGCTTCCAATTCTTGTATTTTACCCTTTGGAAAAACAACATTGAAATCAACATTCACTTCAGTACAAACAGATGTGAAATCTTTAATGCTTGGTGGAATTTTCTTACCAGTTTTATCTACAGTAGAACCATCCATCAATGTTTCTAAAAATGTTGTATATGGCATTGTCCAAGTGCCTACTGGTAATTCAGTAATACGGATTTTATCATCACCGATTTTTTCATAAAGCCCCTTAATCAAATATTTTTGTTCGGCTATTTTATTGATAGTTCCTTTGAACCCTTCATAATATGGAACGAATTCAGTATTATTTGTTTGACCTTTTAATTTATCTTTAAGATAACCAATAATTTGCTTTGGATTATACGGGGCAATATTACATGAAAATCCTGTTCCAATACCAGATATACCATTAACAAGAGCAAACGGAATAATAGGAGCATAGAATTCTGGTTCTACAATGGTTCCATCGTCATTGATATATTTTAATACAGCATCATCTGCTTCTGGGAATATATATCGTGTTAATGAATTCAATAGAGTAAATATATATCTTTCACTCGCACTATCATCACCACCTTGTAATCTGCTATTATGAGTTACTATAAAATTACCTAATAAAAATCTTTCATTTTTATCTATTTGCCAACCATAAAAATCGCCTTTTCCTATTGATTTTATTGTAAAACGGCTATAATTCATGCTAAGTCTTTGTCGTTCTTTCAATTTAATAATTCTTTTTCTTTCTATTAAAGTTGGTATTTCATGAATATTTTCACCAAAAATTCTTAATATTTTCATTTTGTTATCAAAACCTTTGGAAGTTTTTTTATTAGCATTGCTATAATTTATAGATGTAGAAAACCCTAAACTTTTTGCTATAAAATTAAGTTGGTCTATAAGATTACTATGTAATCTATGTGATTGAGATATTTCTATGCTAGGAGTGCTATCTTTCATTTTGATACAACCGTCTGTATCAGTAAAACCAGCCAATACTTGTAAGCGAGTTTCTCTATCATTAATCATATAATCAATTGGAATATGCTTGTTTTTATAGAGATTGTGTTTTTTTAATATTTCTTTAAAGGGGTTCAAATCAGTTCTTTTCATTCCATTTGAAGCAACTCCATAGTTTATAGTTTCAGCACATTTTTTAAATGTCCAATTACAAGAAGGATGCGATTTTTTAGAATTTTTACAAGCAATACAATTATCAGAAGAATTACCTTCATCGCCAATAGATAAAAGATAACCACTATTTTTTCTACGAATACCATAATGATAACAATCATCTCTGCCACTATTATTTTGATGCGTTATTTCGCAATTTATAGTATCAGCCCACAACGCAAATTTTTTAACAATTTCATCATCTACTGTAGTAAATCCATTGCCATTATGATCGCCATCACCTAACCAAGCACCTAAGATATAAGGATCTATTGGAACATTTTTTTTTTCCCAATTTATATTGTTTAAATTACTAATCATAAATAATTGCTTTTTATTTGACTTTGATAATTTTAAATAATCATCTAATTTTATATCAATAATATTTGAAAATTTAATTTCTAAATTATTTTTGAAATTTAAAATTTTATCATAAGCGTCACTTTTTGATAATGTAGATTTATTATATCTATTACTATTATTATTAAAATCTTTTGCCTTTATAGATTTTTCTTTTATAGTTTTTCCATCAAAATAATACAAAACCCACGAATTAATACTTTCTTTCCATTTTATATAACCGTTTTTTTCAAAATATAATGTTAATATATGTTGACTATTAACAGTCATTTTATTGTCATTACTATCATCATATATTTCATACATTTCATCCACACCATTAGTTGTTCTTAATACATTTCTTTCACATCCATCGTCACCTACTAATTTATCACCTACAATAATATCTTTTGCCAATTTTATTGAACCGTCCCACATTAATATAGGTGTTTCAGGAGATAAACAACCAAATTGACCATGAGGTTCTAACAGATTAATATTATTGGAACCTATAAAATCTTGAGCCATACTTACAATAGCACCATTCAAACTGGCTTCACCATGATGATATGAACTATGCTCTGAAACATAACCTGAAAATTGTGCTACTTTAATTTCGCTGGTTAATTTCCTTTTAAACGCGGAATATAGAATTTTTCTTAGTGAAATCTTTAAACCATCCACCATATTTGGAATAGAACGGGCACAATCATAAGTGCTAAAATGTATCATCTCATTATTAATAAATTCAGGATAAGTAACATTTTTCTTGGATGTATTCAAGTAAGCGTTTTTATCATAGTTTTCCAACCATTCTTTACGGTCGTCAGCACGCTTCTTATTGAAAATTTTGTCAATCACATCATCACTGGTTTCATCATAGACAAAATCAACAATCTTTTTATTCGCAAAATATTCTTTGAATTCAGCAGACGTAGATGTTCCTAACCCTTTAAAATATTTAATCGTCCAACCATGTGTACCATTTTGCCCGAGACTTTGCTTCCAAGTTTCATATTCGCCATCGTTATAAAATAATAATGTCTGAGCGCCTTTTTTAGCTCTTAAAATAGGAGTATTCATAAATGATAAGAAACCAGGTATTTTGATAAGAGAACCCCATTCACTATGAAATAAATTAATACATAATCCTTTAATATGACTTCCATCTAAATCTTGGTCGGTCATATACATAATTTTACCATATCGTAAATGCTGGTTAACATCTTGAATATTATTATATACCTTACCTGTTTCTAAACCCAATATTTTTTTGATATCTGTAATTTCTTTATTTTCCGCAATTTTCTTAATTTGTTCACCGCGAACATTCAATAATTTTCCTTTCAATGGATAAATACCAATTGTATTGCGGTCGTCACTTGATAAACCAGAAACAATACCAGACATAGCACTCAATCCTTCGCACAAAATTAATATACAATCTTTTGATTGCGATGTTCCACTAAAATTAGCATCAATGAAATTATTAATTCCACGAATAGTTTTTGTTTTAGAACCATCGGTTTTCTTTGCTAATTTATTTTCTTTGGCTTCAGTTAATGAACAAGCTAAATCCATAACACCCATTTTTGCTACCTTTTCAATAAATGTGTCGGATACAGAGCATGATGAACCAAATTTAGCAGAAGGCGTATTCATAAAGTCTTTTGTTTGGCTATCAAATGATGGGTTTTCAACATCACATCGTAAAAACAATATTAATTGTTCTTTGATAGAATTAGCATTGACCTTTATTTTTTTCTTCTTTTCAATATAATCGCATAATTTACGTGTAATTTGACCAGTGATATATTCTACGTGTTTACCGCCTTTAAATGTACAAATGCCATTGACAAATGATACTTGTATGAATTCGTGTGTAGGTGATAATGCTACAGCATATTCCCATCGTTCATCGGGCATTTCATAAACGCGTTTGTTTTCATCTTTATTACCAATGTATAAATCAATATATTGTTGGAAATTTTTAACTGGTAAAACACTATTATTATAATTGATTTTGATTTTTTTAATAGAATGGTCGGTTACAGCACCAATATCATAAACGCGTTTTTTTAATAAAGATAACATATCATGAGTTAATCCGTGAATTCCTAATCGTGAATAATCGGGTTTGAATGTAACTTTAGTATATGGTTTTGAAGAACATTTTGTAATTGTAGGAGGACAAATTTCGTCCAAATTTTTATTGAATTCTTGAACGTATTTTAAACCTCGAGTATGGTCTACTGTTTCTACTTTACCATATTGAGACCAAATTAAAACCAATTTGAAACCAAAACCATTTTTACCACCTACGATTTTTTTTTCATCTTTATTGTAATTGGTAGATGTGCGAAGATGTCCGAAAATCATTTCTGGAATCCAAACATCATATTCAGGGTGTTTAGCAACATCAATACCATTACCATCATTTGTAAGAATAATTGTTCCATCTTCGTTAATGTCAATATCAATATGAGTTACGAATTTTTTTTCAATCATTTTTGATTGTATCATACGAATAACATGGTCACGACAATTAACAATACCTTCATCAAATAATTTGTAAAGACCAGGGATGTATTCAATTGTTTTTAATTTTATTTTTTGTGTTTCGTCATCAAAAACCCACATGTCAGCATCAACATTTTCAACAGAACCAATATATGTATCAGGATTATCCAAAATATGTTGTTTATCGGTTTTTTTTTGATATTGTTTAGATAATGCGTCGGATTCAGCATTGGACATTTTAAGAGTATTTGTTTTAGTAGAAGACATATTCAAGATATAAATAGAATAATAAATATAATAATATCTTTCATTATTGATTTATTTTTAAGTTCAATTTTTTTCGTATTGTTTTTATTATAGAAATATAGTATAATATAATTACGAATATGAAAATGTTTAGTATTATGAAATTTTGTGATAATAAATGTAATAATGTTAAATATAATAAGTTAGTAACTGCGAATAACAATCCTAAGATGAGCACCAGAATGCGTTATTCTCAATATATTCAAACTAAAAAACCTAATCGTTGTTGTAATACGCCAATTGTACAATAAAATATAAATAATCTATAATCTATAATCTATAGTTGAAACATTTTAATAATCTTTAGCATAATTTTTTTATATAAATAATATATATAATGAAAAGACCTTCAAGACACGAAGACGGAACATACCATATTAATGGAAAAAAATACAAAGAATTATTTGGTTCAAGACAACAAGTTTGGAATGGAACATCATACAAAACCTCAGGCGAATTAACAAAAAGTGCTCTAATGATGAATAAATGGGGACGCATTGTTTCCTCCAAAAAACACAAGACCGCCAAAAAAGAAAAACGCCTACAAAAATACGGTTATTTTGCCGAAAAAGGTAAATTCGGCTATGTTAAAAAGAATGGTACAAAGAAAAATAGAAAATCCATGAAAAAAGGTGGTAATGACCCTGAAGCACAATGCCCAGAAGGACACCATTACGATGCTGACAAAAAAGCTTGTGTTCCAAATGACGACAATGTATAAATAATAATTATTTTATACAATCAAAAAAATAAAAAAATATGATACAACATATTTGTATCATATTTTTGATAAAACTAATAAATAATCCAATCAGATGAAATATATTTAGAATCAATAATATATTCACAAAGGATTTCCATAATATATTTTTCAAAATAAGATTTACTTACTATTAATTTACCATTTATTGTTGAAAAGAAACGACAATAATAATTATAAGCATCATAAATGGATATATTACGACCATCTATTGGAGAAGTAACCCGCTCATAATTAGAAACATTATTATATTCGTTATAATACTTCAGTCTCATTGTGTCTTTTAAATTATCAAGAGCAACTTGTATATCAATTTGTTTATCCCAAAGAGAACATTTAATTTTACAAATATATTTATCTTTTTCAATTTCAATATCTGGATAATAATAACTAATTAAATCTAATATTTGTTTATCATTTAATGTGCTAGATATTTCGCGTTTCGTTTCGCACCATTGTTTAAATATAATAATAATTTCATCAATCTCAAAATCAATTTCATTGTCATCTATGGATATAGTTTCACTCCAAAATTGTATAAATTGTTGAATACTAGGTAAATGTTCACTACATATTCCTATAAAACTATCCATATTTTCATCGTAATAATCATTTAATCGTTCTAATAATAAATTTTTTAATGTCTGTAAGAACATAATATTTGGTAATTCTTTTGAATCCAGAAATTTTTTCCATAAATATTGCATATTTTTCCAAGTAATTTGAGTAGCACGAACAAGAGAACCTTTATCTTTATCGGTTTCTTTATTTGTAAATAATTGGTTAGACAATATGTTTTTAGCATTTGTAGAAGACGAAGTAATTTGTAAATATTCATCAATGAATTTATTAACCATATCAATAGGTTGAATATCTTTTAAATAAAACACATTTTGAGTAAATAAATGATGACTACTATAGTTATTTACATAATCATCAGAATTATTGAAACGAATAGAATAATGACATGCTACACATATTAAATCTAACATATAATTATTAATAAGTGAAACCCAGACACATTCATTTTTAATATTTGTATTTATTTTTACAAGACGACAATTGCTATAGTCATGATTATCGTGATATTTATATTTAAAGGATGATGCTAAATTAGACCCAATTAAAAATTGACAAATATTATTCAATTCGCGAATAAATGGTTTTGCTTTAGGGTCTATAATATGTATAATATCTGTATTTTTCTTGAAAATATTATCACCTAATATGGTTAAAAAATATTTGGCTTCATTTTTATGTGTAAAAATATTGGATAATAATTCATGTAAAATATTTTGTATAGTATCCGACTCAGGAATGGATTTTAATAAACTATGTTCTTTTATACGTTTCATAATATATTTTTTAGTAAGTTGTTTCCACGACATTAAATTTCGGTCTCGTGTTATGCTTGTGAGAACGTGATGTAAAATATCATCTTCGCTAATTATCTTATAATGTAATCCATCATAAAAAAAGAATTTTTCAGTAGATGATATGTAGAAATATTGGTTATTTGATAGAAAATTAGAAATAAAATTATCTTGTTCAATAGTCATTTCTTCAATGCGGAGAACATTTTTTTCGTGGATTTGTCTTATGTTCTCAAGAATGGTTGGTAACTGATTACAAATGTATTGATGTGTTCTTTCAGACATATAGTGATTATTTGAATATTTTTCATATAATTCTTTTACTATCTGGTATGCTTCATTCACTTTATTTTCCATTTTCAATACTTCAATTTATAATGTTATGGACGTCTTTTTAAGTGTTTTATCAATATTTATATATTCAAAAAATTGAATTACTTTAATTTACAGTAAAATAAGTTATATAAAAATTATAAACAAAATGAACCAAGAAAACCAAGCCAACCAAGATAATGACACGAATAGTATGGAAAATATAGTTATACGATTATCAAATAATTTTACAGAAATTATTTCAAGGAATGAAATAAAACAATATAAAAAATTAGACTGGGGGAATAATGGTATTGGTGATAGATGGGCAAATAAAAAATTTAATTATATTTCTATATATAATAATAAAATAAAAATCAATTCTGAGAACGATATTGAAATAATAGTTCCAGAAGATTTGATAAATCAATTTAGATTAGAGAACCAAAATATGAAAGGAATAATTGGTATTTTTGTTCATTCAAAACGATTAAAAATAACAAAACGCCCAATCAAAAAAAACATTGATATAGAAATAAAAAAAAATAGTTGTGTTTCTTGTGGGTCAAGTAGTGATATTATAACTGACCATAAAAATGATTTATACAACGATAATAAAGTATTAGATATAAGTTCACAAGATATATCTGATTTTCAACCATTATGTAATCATTGTAATTTACAAAAACGACAAATATGTAAAAATGAAATCAAAAATAACAAAATATATTCAGCCAAAAATTTACAAAAATACAAAATAATTCCTTTTGAATTTCCGTGGGAAAAAAAGGCATTTATAATAGATGACATAACTACAAAAAATGATACATATTGGTATGACCCAATTGAATTTAATAAAAAAATTTGTTATTATTCACTGTATACCATTCCAATAATAAATGAAATAAAGTTGAAAATAAATAAAAGGAAAATTATTGTGTGTCCATAATTTCTATTATTTTGTCATAATATTCTTTTGAAATTTCACAACCCTTGAACTTTCTATTCGTATTTTTACAAGCGATTGCGGTGGTTCCCGCGCCTAAAAATGTATCTAAAATTGTGTCGTTTTCATTAGAATGTTTTTTTATCAACTCTTCAAATAATAGTAAACTTTTTTGGGTTGGATGAAAACGTTGTTTGCCACCTTGTAATGGATAATTATAAATTCCGTTATCATAACTACTATTAAATGTCGGGTTGCTATCTTTAATACCTATCAACGCAATTTCTCTACAATTGGTTAAATAATTTATTTTACTATTTCTTGGTTGAGGATTTGTTTTAATCCATTCTATAAATCGTATTTGTTTGAATTTATATTTTTCCATTAATTCTTTTAAATAAGAAATTTTCCATAAATCGAAAAATATAATCATTGTTCCGCCTTTTTTTAATTTTTTATAATATTCATTAATAAATTTTTCCAAAATATCCATTGTAAATTCACTATCCCAATCACCATAATCTGTTTTTACACAATATTTTTTACCATATATAGAACCATATTTCATATATTTATCTTTATTTTCATCATCTGTAATATTATTATCTCTCTTGTAAATATCCCAGTCTTGTTCTGTTTTTACAAATTCAATGTTATTTTCTTCATTTGATTTAACATTATTATAGTGTTCATTCATCCCACTATCTTTTGATATTATATACGGCGGGTCTGTTAAGATTAAATCAATAGAATTATTTGGTATAGTTAATAAATATTGTAATCCTTCCATATTTTTGATATCATTATTATCTTTCGATGAGTTAGTAGTAGCGGGTTGAATAATATTATCAACTATTCTTAGTTTTGGTTTAACCTTCGGTTTTGAGAATATTATAGTATTTTCCATTTGTAAATATTATAATCAACTATTGTTTATTATTATTTCTAATATTATTTGTTTCGAAATTTCAATTTTTTTATTAAAAAATATATTTATTATGACAAGCAATAATAAATATATTATATGGCTACTACACTTTTCATTTCAGTAGGAGCATGATATTCGTTTGTGCTATCAACAATAGAAGCCTGTAAATA